CTATGAAGCCAAGGAGAAAGAAGTTAAGGACCTAGATGCTCAGTTTGAGCAGTATGCCAAAACTCAGGCTAACCTTAACGCCTTGAAGGGTAACCTTGTTGCACTTGACCCTCTTGTTACTGGTGTGACTGGTAAGGTGGTGGACAAGCTGGTGCGTACTGAGCCTAAGGACGAGACGAGGGAGTACGAGCAAGCATGGGCCAAAGAAATGCTAGGTCTGCAGCTGAGCGGCAGTGAGCGAGCGGTCTTTGACAAGGTCAACACAGACTTCCGCAATGCCACACAGACCGCAGCTACTCACCAAGTGGTGATTCCTGAGACCGTTGCCGCGGGTATTTGGAAGGAAGCCGGCGAACTCTTCCCACTGCTCGGCGACCTATCTATGACTTTCGTTAAGGGCGACTTGACTATCATCCAGGAGACCGACTCTGGCGATGACGCAGCCTGGTATGCCGAAACCGATGAGGTGGTAGACGGCGACTTTGGCACCGGGGAGCTTAATCTTACGGGGTGTGAACTCGCCAAGGCTATCCCAATTAGTTGGAAGCTCCACAAGATGTCCATTGAAGCGTTCATCCCCTACATTACGTCACTGCTCGCCGAAAAGGTAGGCGCTGCGTTGGCTAAGGCTGTGGCCTATGGTCGGGGCAAGCCGGGCGTAGGCGACACCTTTAAGGCACAGCCCAAAGGGATAGTAACGGTCATTGAGGCTGAGCTCACCACTCCCCAGGTCGTCACCTACAGTGATGCACCGAATAACGTCCTTAGCTATGACAAGATTGCCCAAGCCGTGGGGAAGATTAAGTCGCAGTATGTTCGAGGCTCCAAGATTTACGCCACTAATGCGACCATCTGGGACCGACTTGCGGTGATTAAGGACCTTGAAGGTCGGCCGATGTTCATCCCTGACGTAACTGCAGGCGGTGTTGGTCGCCTGTTTGGGCTCGTCGTGGAAGTGGACGACAGCGTGGCCGCCAACGCCATTCTCATCGGCAACCTGCGCAGGGGTTACGCGATCAACGTCAACGAACAGATGACTATCTACACCGAGGAACACATGAAGAAGCGTTACACCGACTATATGGCGTACGCCATAGTTGATGGCGATGTGAAGACTACCAAGGCCTTCGCATACATCAAAAGGATCGCTGCGGTCTAATCATGTTTTCGGGGGTAGTGAGTGAGACGTTTTACGACAAGGCAGAGCACATTGAACGACGCAGGGGGCAAGCCTACCGCACTAATGACAGGGAGCGGCTAGATCGTCTAGTCGCTCTTGGCTTAGTTAAGTTATCGGAGTCAGCCCTACCTGCTCCGCTTGTGGACGCTCCACCTCTGGCGGACACAGGCATGGCCGGGGAGCTCAAAAAGCTCCCCGGTGGGTTCTATCAACTTCCTGACGGGCAAAAGGTTAGGGGCAAGGCCGCAGCTGATGCAGTCCTGCGTGGGCATCGCGAGAGCTAGCGGCGAGCCAAGGAAAGGGGCGGCGCAAGTATATGTTAGTGAGCAAAATACGTCAGCGCCTGCGTCTTACAACCACTGTATTAGACGCTGAAATCGCAGATCTAATTAGCGAGTGTAAAAGCGACCTATTGTTATCTGGTGTTGCGGAGGGCAAGATCCTCGACGATGACCCCCTGATACTCCGGGCTGTCTCAACGTACTGCCGCGCCTACTATGAGAAGGACAACGCCGCTGCCACACGCTTACAGGCGGCTTATGACATGTTAAAAGGGCATCTAACTTTGTCCACTGACTATGGAGGGCAGGTGGAAGTCCCGTGAACGCACTAATTGAGCTTGGTGCGTTTGGTATTGTCGAGGATGAGCTTAAACAGCAGTCAAAGGTACCTGTGTACAGGTCGATCTTCGCGGAGGAGTTGCCGATTCGCATGTCAGAATTCCACGTTGCAGCGCAAATGGGCATTAAAGCTGAGCGTGCATACCGTGTGTGGGAGATGGAGTATGCGGGCGAACAGATGCTGCGCGCCGACGGAGTCGTTTACAGAATCTATCGTGTTTACAGAGATACGAAGGCGGGTAAGACGGAACTATACTGCGAGGTGCGCCTAGGTGGAAGTTAAGGTCAGCGAGTTGGCTAAAGCGATTGAGAGTGAGCTGCGGCAATACAACAAAGAGGTTTTGGCCGCTATCAATCTCTCGGGTGGAAGAATTGCTGGCGAAGGAGCGACCATGCTGCGTGAGACGAGCCCGCGTCGCACTGGCCGGTATGCCAAGGGGTGGCGAGTAAGGAAGGCAGAGGGGCGACATGAGGTCGGGTACGTGATACACAACAAGACGAGCTGGCAGCTTACGCACTTGTTAGAGCACGGCCATGTAAAGCGCGGCGGAGGGCGAGTGCAGGGACGGCCACACATTACGCCCGTAGAACAGCACGTAGCAGCCGCATTCGAGGCGGCGGTAGTGGAGGCGATTAAGTAATGTCATTAGCCGAACTGGCCGCTGTTCTCGGTTCAACGGGACTACCGTTGGCATATCGCGCGTGGGATGTTCCCCCTAGCCTGCCTTACCTCGTCTATTACACGACCACATCCGCGAACTTTGGCGCAGATAACGCCGTTTATGCCGAATCCCTTAACTGCATCGTGGAGCTTTACAGCGACAAAAAATTGCCGTCAGCGGAGGCCCTTATCGAGAGCGCCTTTAGGTTGAGCGACTTGTATTACGAGAAAAGCGAATCGTGGATACAAGACGAACACCTGTGTCTGGTCGCGTATTCAATCAACATTTAGGAGGGTGTCGAGTGACAGCTACCAACAAAGTCAAATTTGGCTTAAAAAACGTCCACTACTCGGTTATTACCGAGGGCGTGGGCGGAGCGATAGTGTATGGCACGCCGAAGCGGATACCCGGCGCTGTCAGTTTGTCGCTGGAGCCGCGCGGCGAATCGGCGGAATTCCACGCAGACGATGTAGAGTACTACAGAGTGACTACCAACACCGGATATGAGGGTGATCTGGAGATGGCGATTATCCCTGACTCGTTCCGGATAGACGTTTTAGGCGACATTGAAGACTTAAACGGCGCTATAGTCGAAAATGCGGACGCTGTTGTGAGAAACTTTGCCTTGCTGGGCGAAATGGACGGCGATAAGCACAAAACGCGCTTCGTCCTGTATAACGTCTTGGCCAGCAGGCCGAATTTCGGCAGCACCACAACCACTGCGACAAAAGAACCGCAGGTGGACACAATGGCGATTGTCGCAATGCCAGCCATCGGTTCGGGAGACGTAAAGGCGAAGCTCAGGGAGGGTGACACCGGCTATACCACTTTCTTTGCGACGGTGTACCTGAAGGACTTAACGCCGTAAGGGGCGGTTACTGTGGAGAAAGTCTTAACGATTGACGGGCGCCAGGTAACGTTTAAAAGTACTGGCGCCTTCATGTTGCGCTACAAGGCGCAATTTGGCCGCGACGCCGTGCAGGACATCTTCAAACTGCAACAGGCCGTAGACGTGAAGGGGCAGATTGCAGACATCAACGCATTAGACCTCGAAGTGTTTTACAATCTCGTCTGGACGCTGGCAAAAACGGCAGACCCACTTATCCCGCCGCTTTTTGAGTGGCTTGACACTTTTAGCGAGTTCCCGCTCATTGACATCATCCCCGAAGTCATGGACATGATGTTCTCGTCGCTCACCGTATCCGTCAAGTCAAAAAAAAAGTAACTGCCACGGGTGAGTTTAAGCTCACCACCGAGCTAATCATGCTGCGGGCGATAGACGCGGGCCTGACTTTAAGGGACTTTGATTATCTCACGGCGGGGATGATCCTTGACTTCATCATCACCACCAGCAATGACCGCAGCGAAGATGATGCCCGTGAAGCTACACAAGCCGACTACGATCGGTTTTAGGAGGTGAGGAGATGTCCAAGCGGATACGAGGCATAACGATTGAGCTTGACGGCAATGTCGGGCCGCTAAATAAGGCGTTGGAGGGTGTAAACAAGCAGGCCAAAGGACTTGAGGCTGAGTTGAGAGACGTTGAGCGGCTGCTCAAGCTCGACCCGAAAAACACCGAACTTCTCACCCAGAAGAAGAGGTTGTTAGCCGATGCGGTTAAAACGTCTGCAGATAGATTAAAAACGCTGGAAACAGCACAGCAACAGGCGGCCAAAGCATTTGCGGACGGCAAAATAGGCGAGGAGCAGTACCGGGCGATACGGCGGGAGGTCATCGAGGCCACCTCCAAGTTAAAGGCGTTAGAGGGGCAGTTGGCTGATGTCAACGACAGGTTCCGTCAAGCATCTGAAAGAGTGGGCAAGTTTGGTGAAGGTCTAAAGGGCGCAGGGCAAGCGATGATGCCTTTATCCGCCGCTGCCGGTGCTGCACTCGGCGGAATAGTGGCCATGACGGTAAGGTCAGGTGCAGCTGCTGACCAGATAAATACGCTGGCTAAGCAAACGGGGCTGTCAACCGAAGAGATACAGAA